TGCCCGACAAAGTCGTGGTGTCCGAGAGGATCATCTCGGTAATCGTCTTCGTAGTCACCAAACAGGTAAGGGTGCCGGTGACCTGATAGGTATCGCCCAATGCCCACGCGGCCGACGTATTGACCAGTGTGGACGTGCCAGCGACCCCAGTTTCGGTGGCTGGCGTAAAGAGTGCGACGTCGGGCGCCGCCGAGGCGGTTACCGACCCGGTGCCCCATTTGATGTTTTTTGGCTCAGAGCCGTTACCAGTCATACGGCGCCAGATGATCGTCCGGCCGGTAACGGTTGCTACGCTGGCATTGGCCATCTCTAAAGTCTCCTATTGCCGAAAGTCGAGGGATTCAAATTGCCGATCTACAGTCCGGTAAAGATCGGACAATTCTCTCAGCCAAGGCCTGCTTGACCTCGGTGATAACGGGAGCCCACTCGCTTGGGGCTTTCTGTCGGAACAATCGAATGCTCGGATACCACGGCGATGTGGTGCTATCGCTATAACCCCATATCCAATAGGGATCCTTGCACAGCAACACCCAGCACGGCTTGCCGAGCGCGCCCGCGATGTGCGCCGTCGATGTGCAGCACGTGATGACCAGATCACATTGCTGGATCGCGACGGCAGTCCCGACAAACCCGTGCTCTTCGAGTTCCGCGCTTAGGTCGCACACGATTTCGCCGGCACCGAGCTCGTAGAGCTCGCGGCATGGTGAGCCGACCTGCAGCCCGTAGAGCCATACCCGCGGGTCTTCGGCCACGCGCAGCAATTGGCGCAGCGGGATCGTGCGCTCGTCGTTGCGCTCTTGGTTCGGGTTGCCGGTCCATGCAATCCCGATCTTGAACGCCGGACGCGCACCGGGCTCGGGAATGCGAAAATGCGTACAGGGATCGATCCGCTTGCTGATATAGCCGGGGTCAAGCGGCGCCGCATCGTTCTCGCGAAAGTAGAAGCGCGGGATCGAGCCGATAAATGCGTGATAATCGACGTCTGGCAGCGGCGTCGCCATCGGCACGAATTCAACGATCTCGCGATATCCCCACAACAACGGGGTTACGAGATGACTAAAGCAGACCGTCACTCGCGCAGCTTTCGATGCCAGCCACGGCAGAAATCGCGCAAAGAACAGCGTGTCGCCAACGCCTTGCTCGGCCTCGATGTGGATAGACTTTCCGGTCAGATCCTCGCCCTGCCATTCCGGCAATGCAAATCTGCGGTAAGTCTTGTTGCCGTCGCGCTCGCGCTGGTGTGCGATACGGAAATCGTATTCCTCGAAGCCCCGCTTGTAGTCGCCGTGGCCAAGCTGCAATAGCGAATAATCCCAACGCGCCGTCAGGTAATCCGGCGCGTCGGCCAGAGCCTTTTGGAAATGTGTTTCGGCCGCCTCGAATTCCCCAAGACCTTCGCAGATCAGCCCCATATTGGCGTGGGCAAGATGCGAGTTCGGGGCAATTTCGAGCGCTCGGGTAGCAGCGTCCCGCGCTTCCTCATAGCGACGCTGTGTCCAGATCGCCGTGCTGAGATTCGCCCACAATTCGTAATATTGCGGATGAACTGCCAAGGCCCGTTTCAGGATGATTTCAGCAGCGAGCGGTTTGCGGGCGCGGATGAGTTCGGCCGCTGTGCGATTAGCTTCGCGATACCATTCGAGCTGATCGGGAAGCTCGATATCGTTCATTCGGTAGAGTGCGTCTCCGTATCCTCGACTTTCTCCGCATTCTCGACTTTGGCGAAATTGACCAGTACCTCGCCGTCTTGAACGAACGTGTCTTTCATCCAGCCGAGATCCTTGCCTACTCCGCGTAAGGTCATCGACCCGTGATCACGACCGTCTTTGGTGTCCCAGGTAAGTTCGACCTCGAGCGATGGGATCGACGCATCGACCATCGCGCCTTCGAATTCGACTTTCGTGCTCTGCTGTCCTGGAACTACACTGTGAACCCGATAAGTTAGCGTTGACATTTTCAACCTCCATTGTGCCAAATTATGCCTAGATGCTTGCCGTCGGGTCGGTTCTCGCCGCAGTGAGGGCAGATCGGACCAACCGATTGGCCGAGACGCGGATCATCTGACGGGACATAGCAGCCAGGCCAGCCGTCGCGGATGCTCTCGTGATCCTTGTAAACCCCGGGCGCTCGGCAGTGTGCGCAGGCTAGCAACACGGTTGCCTCAACCGCCTGCCTATGCCGGATAGGCTGCCCCGGAATATCCTTGAATTCCATCAGAGCGCCCTGCCATGCAGACCAAAACCAAACACAGCCAGCCCGAGACACAGAAACAGCAGGAATTGCACAATGCCACCCGCCCACGGCCACGAAGCCACTGGCGAATTAGGCCACGGGTGCAACACGACCGATAGGATCATCAGCACCCAAAACAGAATCTCGATCATCGGGGTTTCTCCAAAAGCGCGTCTCTCTCGTACAGGCAATTCGCCCGCACATCATCCAGCGCGCCAGTCAGGGCGTCCCGCAACACTTTCACTTCGTCAATATCGAGAACGTAAGTCCCGCCTTCCGGAATCGCTAAATCAATGTATCCATCCAGAGTCCCGGATACTTGAAAACACCCGGCTACGAAAGATTTCGCGCTGTATGTTCTCGGCGGGAATGCAATGACCATCATTCAGAGCTGTCCTGATCGTCGGATTCGTCACTCACCACCGGAGCCACAGCGCAGCGACAATTTGGATGAGCAGGCGGAGCGTCATCTCCAGAAGGAAAATCATCATTTACGTCGATCGCTCCCGCATCCTCGTTTTCTGCGCAGTCTTCCGAGACCAGATCGTCACCGGCAGTGATCCATTCCTTTTGCATCGCAATGCCTTGGCTCGCCGCGTCCTTGTATGCCGCGAGGTTGCCTTGGTTGTTAGCCGCGATGATTTCGGTCCGAGCTATCGTTTGCGCCCGCTCGTCGCTGAACCCGATGGATCCGGCAATCTCTTGCGCCAGTTCGTCCGCCGACCAGCCTTCCTCGATTGCCCGGGCGACCGTGTCCCGCAACATGTCGCGGGTGTTTTCCTCGATCTGCGTGACGAGGCTCGCGGCTCTATCGCGGGCCCAGTTGACAGAGCGCTCGTTGGCCTGGTCGAGATTGACGTCCAAGCCGACCAACGGCAGTCCCGTGCTTAGACCGTCGGCGTAGATCACCGACAGCTCTCCCTCCGTAGGGTCAACCAACACCGACCAGTCGCCGAGGTCGACCTGGGTCAGGATCGCGTCGGCGCGGTGGTAGTGGATGTCGTCAGGCAGCGTTAATAACTTTTCTGCTCGCGTTAATAACTTTTCGCTTGACGACAGCGACGTTAGTAACCATCGTTAGTAACATGGCGTTTCTTAGGGTCACATGCCATAACTGCGGCGGCGCTCATGCGACTTGGGATTGTCCGAAGCCGAAGGTTGCTCCCGATCGCCCTCGCAGCAGTGTTCGGTCCCCGACCCGCCGCAAGCCTGACACGGACACCACACAGCCAGATTCGGATTTATCTGCTCCATCACTCTCCGCGTCCCGCGGCAAACCTGACATTGCGCCATCAGCTATGTCCGACGAAGAGTTGCGCCCATTTTACAACGAAGTCATACGCCGCAAGATGAAGGCGCGGCGCGCGAGGAAAGCAAAATGACCATGCCTAAAGACCCCCAAGGTCCACTAAGCCAGCCGGGAATACTCAGCCAGCCGGGAATACTCAGCCCGCAGATGTCTCCAGAAGACTTCGCGGCAATAAAGAGCGACTCGCGAAAAGCACTTGCTCATCTTGAGCGGAAACCGATCCTCATCAGCCTCATCAAACGCGTCATGAAGCATGCGTGGGCGAGGAAAGCAAAATGACCGACGTATTTTTCACCTTACCGTTTGCCGTAGCCCGAATCTGGCTATGGCTCGAATGATGTATCGGAAACACGGCGAGGGCTACGAGGTGCTCGCCTATCTGGACGGCAGCATGCGGAGCCTTGGCTTCGTCATGAAGTACAGCCCGGACGGGTCGCGCTGGAGCGCCGTCGATATGCAAGAGAACGGCGAGACTTTCGCTACGCGTAAAGCCGCCGGCAGATGGTTGCTTTTTCAACGAAACATGCAAAAAGCATATTGACAAACCCAGCTGGCGGGGCCGCCTGAGGCGGATTGCCAGACGCGGATTAGTCGGCGAGTGCCGCGGTTCAAGAAAACCCCGACCGTCGGCGGCCATTGCCTTCCATCAGGGCGCGGCCGGCAAACAGGACATTCCCCACCGCCGGGGCTGCTCGGCCGCTCCGGCACCCGCTTTTCAACCACGGAGCGCACCAAATGTTGGCGGCCATCGGGTTTTTGCTCATTCTGGTCGCGTTCCGGCACCTGCAGCGCGCGCCGAAGAGCGAGACGCACCTTCATCTTCATATTCACATGCTGCCGCCACCGCGGCGCAATGAGCCACAGGATCCACCCCCCGATATCTTAGGTGAGCTCGACCGCGTCGTGCGAGACCACCGCCGGATTGCCAGGAAGGTCTAAACATGATGGCTCATTCGGTGCGCAACACCCCGCATTCCCTCTCGGTTAAGCGCGGACTGATCGCGCTCGCCGGGTTAGCCGCCCTGCTCATTGCGAGTGGGTATCTGCCGGAGCAGCCCAAACTGGCTCCGCCGCCGCCGCCGCCTCCGGAGTGGGCCAAGGCGATGATTTCAGTGATCAGATCGGCCGGCTACGACTGCGACGGGGTCCATCTCATCGAGCCTGCGATTTTTCATTGGTCTCACAAGGGGATCACCGTCCTTTGCAACAATCGCTACAGCTTTTTGATAGAAGATCACGGTGGCCGCTTGATCGTAACGTCACAAAGCGACTGGTATTGAAAAAAGGTGACCCGAATGTGAACTAGCTCATACACCGATCGTTTCTCACGCTACTAAATGGTGGAGCGAGGGCGTTTGTGCCGAACACCCCCGCTCCGATACCCACAGCGAAAACTGGAGTTTCGCCATGAGCAATAGGTTAACGCTTCTCGCTCCCGTCGCGTTCATCGCCACTCTCGGTACGGCTAACGCACAGCCGCAAAACCTCATGTTCGCCTGCGAAATGGGGCCCTGTATCTACGACAGTCACGACACGATAATCGGTATCGCTAATTCTTACGAAACCCTGATGCGCCCGATCGGCGGCAAGTGGTATCTGATATTCGCCGATACTAACGGACTACAAAATAACACGATGTTCTTTTATGCCAACAGCACATGCACGGGTCAAGCTTACGTCAGCTACAAGGGCGAATTGCCGCCGATCGCCTGGTTTGACGGCGTCACCCTCTGGGGCCCAGAAGCAAACCACGCGGTCGTCAGCATCAGCTCATGGTCGATCGGAGGTCCACCCAACCCGACCGCGGCCGGAGCCTGCGCCTCTTATGGCCCGAACTATAGCTTCCAGCAGGACGTGGCTTTCCCGGACAAGATCGACACCACCGATCACGGCTGGCATCCGCCATTCTCGGTGAAATGATCAGGCCATCATAACATCGGCCGGAATCTCGGTCCACCCGAGGCTTTTGGCCGCAACCGTGCCGTGATGCCCGGAGAGCAAGAAAAAATCGCCATCCCACCGCAATACCAGGGGGGGCCATTTCTCGTCGAGTTCTCCGGTCTCGCGCAGCTGCTCCATGTGCTTCACGAGACGCTCACGGTCGACCACTTTCTGCGTTGCGATCAGGTCGGCGATGGCGATCTTTCGCCGCGTAGTTTGCGTCTGACCTTCGCGCACCAACTCCCAGCTGACATGCTGGACATTCGCCTGAGTGACGACGTCGACCGAAGGGAGGTCAATCGGGATCGCGTTCTCCGGCTTTACGTGGAGGTCCGGACTAGCGTGATCGCTTCCCTTGCCGACTAGGTTATGCCCCAAGTGTACGGAGATCTGTCTCGATACGTCTTGCGCGGTCGCGGCGAAGAAGCTGGCGAGCCTCTCTGTCAACCGCTGCTCGGCGGCTTGCATCTTCGCTACGTTGCGCCCGGGCGCACTGCGTAACCGAGCTCTCATGATAGAGGAGTATCCTATGGATCACGAGGACGTACTGCAAAGATGGATCAAGGCGCGCATGATCTCCTTACTGACGGAGCGCGGCGAACCGATGCACGAGACAGAAATTTTCGAGATCATTGCTGCGGAGATGCAAGTGCTTGGCTTACGCAGTCGAGAATAAATCATCCTCCATGCTGGGCAGGTGAAATTCCGGCGCGCCGATGGCCAAGGCAGCCTCGCGAGGATCGCCCTTGACGAAAACCAGCACGTTCTGGTGCGTCTTGCCGAACTTCCGACTCATCTCAAACTGCTTACGCATACGGATCGGCACAGATCCCGGCGGCGTTATCAATACTGCCTCGTTGTATAACCTGCTGCCGAACGTCTCAAACGCCTCTACAGTCCGCCACGGCAGGCCGATGTAATTCCCGTCCTTTGCTCGCTTGTCGCCGACGATGAAACAGGCAAACCGGTTCGGCTTCAACAACGAAAGCACGTTGGCGATGATCTCGCGATAGGCGACTATAAACGTCTCATAGTCCATCGTCGATAGATCGCGCCCATCATCACTATAGCGCTCAAGCCCTGCGTATGGCGGAGAAGTGAAGATAAAGTCAGCCTCGATCGAGCCTACAATATCAGCCAGCCTCGAGCTATCCCCAACCAGCCATTTCGGCATCGGCTCGTCACAGATGCGCTCTGCCTGCTCGCGATTAGCCTGAATTTGTTCCGGCCGGAGATCAATTCCCACATAATCACGACCGCATTTGCTCGCCACTATGCCGCGGGTTGAGCCGCCAGAGAACGGATCAAGGATCAAGCCTCCTGGAGGACTAAACCAACGATAAACTATCTCACTGAGAACAGGATCGAAACCCGATGTGATAATACCGTCATCGGAATAGGCATCGATCTGGTACAGCACGCTGGTCTTGCCAGCACCGCCAGGCGCAGCGCGGCCATTCTCCCCGCGGCCATTCTCCCCTTTAATCCCGGTAGCGAACCATTGTGCCTTGCGGCTCTGCCACCAAAGAGACCGGCTATCGAAAAATGAAAACGGCGGGATGCCGAACAGTTCCGACAGTTTGCCGGTAGTCTTCCGAGACGGGCGAGCGCGTTGGTCGCGCCGATCGGGCAGAGGCATCAGCGCGTCCCCACTATCCAAAGCAAGTCGTTCGGACGCAAGTAACGCGCGGCCTTAGCTTCGTAAATCTCATCCAGTTTTATGCCCCCAATCGACACGTCTACCGGATCATGGTAATCTTCCGGTGCATGTATTAATGTCATCATACGACGCCAACCAAACAGTGGCGCCCATTTATCCAGTGTCTTTTCTCTATTGGCGCCAACCGCGACGCCAAGCACCGGAACATCCACGCTAAACCGCTGCAATCCATGAAGCACGCCAGCTGCGGTGATGCCAGATCCGACGGGAATAACGATGCGACTGACAGATCGCGGGACGTTTCTAACTTGATTGGCGTTCTGGCTTATCGCCTCCTCGCTCTCCATTCCGAATGGAATGTCAAACCACTTGAGCCTGTCCGCGTCTTGTTTAGACCACGCCCGCAGAGCGGTATTGTAGCACGGCTGATGGGGGATCAGCTCTGCGCCAAGCTCTTGCGCTTTTGCTATCTTGTCCCACAGCACCTTGACTTTTGGGATATGGCAGCGCGCTCTCATGCCCAATGAGCGAGCTACTGTGGCCACTATCTTGCCCTGCGGAGAATCGCGCGAGACCGCGGTTGTCAGCCCTTCGATGCCTCGTTCCTTGGCTTTCATGGCGAGCATCAGACAGGTTCTGACCTTGCCGCCAGCACAGCCGTTATACTCGAATAGATCGTCCCGCTTTAGCCAGACATTCCCGTGCTGCTCGATGGGAGTCAATTCATCCGGCTGCATTGCCGTCTTATAGCACAGTGGCGCGCATCAACGCAACGCTAGAACCCCCTCTACAGGAGCAGCCCGGCTCCGCCGCAGAAGCTGCCTGGCCTCGCGTTCGAGGGCCACCTTGCGCGTGTCCGCCGCCGAGCCGTTCTGCGCACCAGCGGGCTTCGCTGTGGGCCGGGAGCGATTATCGCCGGCCGAGGCATCTCCGCGTCCGCCTGCGCCACGTCCGCTAGGCATTGCTCCGCCCCGACCAGCCCCATTGCTCTGACCCATCGGCGCACCAACCATCGGCTCTGGCGGATTAACCGCCTTATCCGACAGCGCCTCGATATCCTGCAATAGCACGATCGTCGCGCCCGCGATCACAATCGGTTTCTCGCCGCCCTTGATCGGCTCCAACCCCAACCCATCCCGGGCCTCGTTCGGTGTCTTGACCCCGAACCTTACATAGTCGGTCTCGATCTTACCTTGCACTTGCGGATCGACCTCGCGCAGTTCTTCCCACGCGAATTCAAGATCCGGGTGTCCCATGCGCTTCTGGATGACCTCATCGGCCAACCGCTTGACCCACCCCAACAGCGGCGCATAGCCTTCTTCGCGAGCGGTCTGCCGCGCGGTTTCGGAGGTCGACCGGTTCCGCTGCCTGGTGAACGCATCGGGCGGCAGCGAGAAGCAAAACATCACCACGCGCGCCAACCACTCGTCGAAATCGTCTTTGAGCGGCGGCTCCTTGAGCGATTGATACTTGGCCGAATACGGCAGGAATTGCGTGCGCGTGCGTTCCGCGAGGTTGCCCGCGAGAAGATCGTTCCACCATTGCGCGATCTTGGCAACCTGCTCAGGGTTCAGATCCGGTATGCCGATGAACCCCGCAGGCACATTGCCCTCGGTGAAATGGTTCAGTTGCATGATCTGTCGACGGATCGCGATATTGACATGCAGAATGATCTGCTCGACCGGCGAATATCCGTAGATGTGCCCCGGGCGCTTGTTGCGCGGCCGGTAAATTAACTCATCGCTCGTCAATAAACGCCAAGGCCGACCGTGAATGATCTGCTCGTATGCTGGTGCCGGCGCTGTCGGCCGCCGTCCCGTAATATCGATCAGCAATTTGATCGTCGATCCGTCGACCACATCGAGACCTCGCAGAGAACCGTCGCGGTTCTTCAATACCTCCAGGCATGGGGCATCGATGACCATCACATCCTCGAGGAGTTCGCGCAGCCATACCGCAAAGGGCCGCTCTCCATCGGGATGCCGCCAGAATTGCGTGACGGTCTTGATCCGAGCCGGCGCGTCGCTCGCGGCCTTCTTCTCATCGATTGGCTTGATTTGCCACTCGACCGCCTCGAGCTGGTCCTTGCGGGTCTCGATCGCCATCCGCGTCAGATTTTCGGCGTTGGCCAGAGCGCGTAATTCGGCGAATGTAACCGGCTCATAGGAGCGCGGCGTGTAGATGTAGTTGTAACCGACCGGGTAGTCCCACAGCCGAACTCGCTCAGGCTCGACCGGCGCCAGCGGAAAGGATGGCGCGAAAAGCGCCGAGCCCGGCTGGAACTGATCCGCGAACTGCTGCGTGACGTCCTGACCGCCGGAGAGATTGCCGACTTGGCCCCAGCCATACGACACATTTATCGCTGCGCGACTACCGCCAGGTGGGGGCATGTTTTTCGCTTGACCTCTACAGCCTTATGTAATGGTATTAGGAACCGTGTTCACTGCTCAGCACTCCGCATCGCAACGTGTCGCACCGCTACGCGGCTCTGCACGGCGCCACGCACCGCATCGCTACTTAGCCCCGCGCCACGCCGCGCTCCCCAACGCCCCACTGCACACCGCTGCGCTCCACGCCACAGCGCGCCGCCGCACAGCACCCCGCGCCACCGCGCTGCACGCCGCGCCGCATCACAGCGCCCTTCATCGCAACGCCGCACTGCACGCCTCGGCGCAACACGACGCACTGCTCATCTCAGGAGATCAATAAATGCGTAGATGTAAAGTTTGGATCGAGAACATCCCCGGCTCGCCCTATTCGCAGAGCGCGATGCACGACACCGAAAAGCTCGATCGCGAATCCCACGACGATTTCGACGAGCGCACTTGGCGCGACAAGGCTACAACAAACAAAGACGGCCAAGTCTGCATCCCGGCGATGGCACTGAAGCAGGCGATCGACACGACCGCTTACAAGCTCGGCGAGAAAGTTCCAAATCGCCGCGGCGCCACATACAAGAACTTCTTTGCCTCAGGCTTCTTCTGCGAGGGCGACATTCCGATCAGCAACGGCAAGGCAATCACGCCAGCCGATGCCGAGAAGAAACAAATCAACGCCAATGCCGATGGCGTGCGCGGATCTGGTAAGCGCGTAGTGCGCCGTTTTCCAGAGTGGAGCAAATGGCAAGGCACTGCTCAATTCACGATCACCGACGACATCATAACAGAAGAAGTCTTCGAACGACACGTGAAGTCAGCCGGCATGATTGTTGGGATCGGCCGTTTCCGTCCCGAAAAGGGCGGCACCAACGGTCGCTTTCGTGTTACTAAAATCGAATGGCTAGCCTCTCCTCTCGAAGCCTAGCCGCCGCCTGAATGATCGGCGCAGCGCAACCCCGCGCATCGCGGCGCATCGCGCCGCATCGCTTCGCGACACAACGCAACGCCTCGAAACCTCCGCACCACCACTCTTCACGCCGCGACGCCACTCTTCACGTCGCTGCACGCCGCCGCTCACCGCGTCGCAACGCGACACAACGCGATTCCCGTAAACCCAAAGAGGACTTAAAAGGTGCCGACATTCCGCCGTTCTGAACTGACCGACTCAATCGTGCGCTACCTGCGTGAGCTTCCCAAGGAAACGCGCGTTCTCTACGATGAACTATCGCGCATAACCAATGCGACCATCGACTCACGCTCAGCGGCTCTAATCTACGCCAGAAAAATCCTGGAACGTGACCATAATCAAGTGTGGACCTGCGTCCGCCCGCGGATTGGCCTAGTCCGCGCGAACGACACCCAAATCGCCAATCGTCAGCGCGACTGGTGGCTCGCCGGCGCGCGCCGTAAAATTGTCCGCGGTAGCCGCGAAGCCGATGTCGTCGACACCAAACTCCTTGATATCGCTATCCAAGCGCGGTTCGCAACCGATTGCATACAACGCGAGCTAGTCGAACAAAGCCTGTCGCGCGCTACCCGCAACCGACTGGAGAAGGTCGCGCGCGGCACTGGCAACGATCTCCCAGTGTTCAATGCTGTCGAGTGGGCGATCACACTATCACCCAGGAGACGGCGGTAATTTCCCGCGCACCGCAGCTCGCCGCACCGCACCGCGCCTCTCCCCGACGCAACGCCGCGCTCCGCAACTCCACGCAACCCACCGCGACGCCACGGTCACGCCTCTCCCCGCTTCTCTCCGCGCCGCCGCTTGCCGCATCGCGACGCTTCGCCTCTCACCACAACGCAACGCGCTTTATGAAACTCACGCGCTCACGGCCCGAGACTGATCGTCAAGTTGGCGCGCACCGTCATATCAACCTGCGTCTCGTCGATCATGCAAATCATGCTTCCTGGTGCCACGGACAGCGCGCCCGCGACCTTCGATAGCGGCAACGCAGTGACTTTGCCGGCGGGGCCACTGACATCAAAAACCGTTCGAGGCGTTGTCGTCTGATCAAAGATCGCCACGCCGTTCGGAGCGTTGCTCGCCGGATCGCGGCAAGGCAAGCCTGTCTTGACGAGATAGAGCCCTATTGTTCCCACAGCCGGTAGGCTGATCGCACCCTCTACAGCGGCGATGTGCATCGACTCGTTCGGAACGAACACGATTGTCGAATCGGGATCATGGTACACAATCGGCGTCGTCACGTAAACATAATTGAAGCTATTGACTTTAGACGCGCCGTATAGTTCGTTGAAGAACGTGGTGCCAAATAGCGTCATCAGCACGACAGTAGAGAACAAAATAACAGCGCGATCAATCATGCAAGATCGGCTCGATCCGGCAAGTCCGAGCCAACCATCTACTAATGTACTTGTCCGCGCAGCGAGGCAGCAAATGCCTCCAACCATTCTTCTTTGGCTTGTGCGTTAAAATTGGAATTCTGAAGTAATAGCACACACAGCAGGCCGAGCGCCGCCACCACTTCGATCGTTTCCAAATCGCCGAAGTCTTCCATTAATACTTTATATATTTCCTTCGCATGGAGTGCCACGCGCAATCCCGCAGCCGCAATCTCAGCTGACGAAAATTGATCCTGATTGGTCATGTCCATTGTTATGCATTCATCCCGCTGCTACGGCTCTCATAGTACCGCATGAGACCTTCGTAAGGAACCGGCTCGACCATCAGATCCGACAGCGCCCACACCAACGCATCCACCCGGTCGGGCGAATACCCTGCTGCTTGCCGGTCGAAATCCTGCGTGAACGCGCACATCTGATCTTCAAGCACGCCGAACATCCCAACATGATGGACACGACCCTGCTCATAGAGCGCCGCGACAGGTTCGGCTCTAACAACCTTTCCGCGACTCGCCCGTACAGCGGTAAACGGTATGTCTTGGTCGACCATCCGCAATGTAGCCTCGACCATATCCCCGCCGTTATTAACTTCCGCCACGATCCGATCTGCATCATGCCGGCGATACAATGCTATTGCGGCCTTTGCCCATTCGAGAGGGGCATATCGTCCAGACGCGTCTCCGAGGACATAACCTTCCGACCCGGATTTGCCCGCAACAACAATTCCCGTTTCGTCGGACTCTTCCCCCGCAGTCGTCGCCGGATCGATCGCCACGACGATTCGGGACAGCTCAGGAACTTTACTAACACGGCTCGCCTCGATTTGTGACCGCGACCACAACCCGCCCAAATCATCAAGGATCTCGGCCTCGAGTTCCTGTCGACCTAGCCGGGTGCCTTGATACTGCCGCGTGATATGCGTGAAAAACGTCGGCGCGAGGTTGGCCTCGTTGAGAAAGCTCGAGCCCCGCGTTACGGCGCATCCGGGATCGTTGAGTAATCCCAGCATTCGCCCGTTCTCTCCGGTGCCGATGAGAATATCAACGGGTTTTGGCGTCGTAGTAACGACGACCCGAGGATTGTTTCCCAACCGTAGGCCGAGCATAAGCATTTCCCAGGCGTCGCGGGCATATCGCCAAGCCGCAACTTCATCACACCACGCGACCTCGTGCTGATGTCCACGCAAACGCTCGGGCTCATCAGCGCTGAAGAGTGTTGCAACGGCACCGTTGCGCCACTCCACGCGGCGACGGCTGAGGATAGGAACAGGCTTGTTCCACGACGGCGAGACCGCCAATAGCCCAGCTGGGCCATAGACCATAATATCACGCACGTCGCCCACGGTCGCGCCCACCAGCGATACATGCTTGGCGCCAGCCTCAACCTGGGCCCGGATCCACTCGGATCCCGATCGCGTCTTACCCGCGCCGCGCCCGCCGAGATATAACCACTTCTGCCAATTGGCCCACGGATGGGCTGAACCTTCTTCGCCGGGTGCCAGCTGTTCCGGGCGAGCATGCCACGGCCAGTCGTATAATAACTCAGTGCCTTGTTCCGGCGTTAGGTTCCGGATCGCTTCCGTTACTACCTCGGGCGGCAGAATCTTGGCGAAGGACCGCATTGACCAGCGCGTCCCTCGGATCGTCTCCAGATAGGTGCGTTGTTCGTTGGTCAACTCTGGCATCAACCGAGCTCAGCCGTGGCCTTTCGTAAGGAGCTGCCGCCTGCGCAGCCTGCATGCGCATCTCTTCCGTCCTGGTCGTGTCCTTGTAGACCGACATGAGATAAGCGACCGCGTCGCCGTCAAATGGCTCGAGGTTCTTCTCGCGGATCGCAGCTTCGGCCTTCGTCTTGGCTTCCGCTACAGCTTTCATCTTTTGCCGAGCTAGTGCTGTATGAGGCCCTTTGGGTCGGCCCGCTCCAGTTCTGGGACCGCCACGCACTTTGATTACCTCATTTGAATTTAAATCAAATCGCGATCGATTGTTCCAGGGAACACGAAACCGTAGAAACTATGCGCATCGCTTTGTCAAGCTGGTTTATTCGTGCCCGTAGAACTTAGCGAGGGGGCATAGCGCTCCGATCAGAATGCCGGAGGCGGTTTGCTGTGTGATGTGGCGCAAACGCTGGCGGGAATAGTTCAGCGCCCATTCTTTCAGAGTCCATTCCAGCCCGATAACGTGCCACATTATCGAGCCCGATTCGGAGGGTAGGCCGCCGAGATAATCAATCGCCTTCCACAACGATTCGCGTGCCGATGTCGCGCCGTCGCAGAATGTGCGATTGAAAGCTAATCCGGATACGTAGGGACGCGCCGGGTCCGAAGATTGTAAATCGGGCACATGCGCTTTCTGGAATGCTCTACGGAAATCTTCACCAGCGTGGCGCATTTCGGCGGTAATTGAACCGCGGCGGTGCATCGTCGCCAGAAGATCTGGCCCGTAATAGGGTTGCGCCGGCCTGCCGTCATCGTCGGCTATCGCCTTTTCGATAAGCTCGACACCGCGACGGGCGCGCTCGGGCGTTGGCGCTATAAACTCAGGACCATCCACCTCTTAACCTCCAACCTCCAACATTGAATGCGGTATAGCGGTTTGAGAGGGATGCGCGCAATCGCGTTAGTTTTGCGCTCTATCGTACCCATTTCATGGCCATTCGCGATGGAACAACGCCATGGCGTGATCGAGAGAGATGTCGCCACGGCAAACTGCTTCGCAGACGTGGCGTTCGCGCACATCTTTGAGACGGGCCTCGGACTGTGGCTGGTATTGGATGTTGATGCGAGCATCGGGGCCGCCGAGGCATAGGGGAATAATGTGGTCGCGCTCATAGCCTGGTTTGGGTGGTAGGCCGCCGTAGGTTACATCTGGTCGCCGCGGCGCGGGATGCCCATTGACGCAAAGCTGCGCCTGTGCGTTAGCCGTTGCGACGGCAGCGAGGAGCGCTCCGGCGCACAGTAAGACGGGGCGGATCATTCGCCTTTTCCTTTCCTTAACTGTTGGTTGCTTTCTTAATTCCTCAGAGAGCAGCTTAGGCCGGGACCAAGTGTGAACTTATCCAACCTATTGGGAGAGGACTGATTGCCCCCCTAAATCCCCCCCAGGGGGACTTTTCTTTACTGAATGCAATAGATCGAACGGGCGAAAAGATCGGAGGTAAATGGTAAAGGTTGCCGCCCGCAGGGCAAAGGCACCGCGCCTAGCGGGGTATCAGGATGAGGCGAGGAAGACAAGGAAGTCCCACTCCCCCCTAACGGGAGCCTCAACGTTTCTCCCGACCTCGCCGTAACGCCGCGATCGCGCAGACAAAATTCGAGTAGATACCATCGCATACCCCGAAGTCCATTCTCGGGGGGCGGCCGTTTCTTGTTTCGGACCCGCTTGCGCGGGCGAGAAGGTTGCCGGTCCTGGTTTATCCCCGCTTGCTATGCAGAGGCGGGGGGTTCGGGTTCTCTTCTCTTTTCACCAATTACTCAGATCGATTCGTCGCTCTGGCGGCACCAGCTTGTTCATCTTGTCGTGCCATGCCCGCAGCCGATCAACGGTCGTAGGGCCGTTGTATGGCTTGCGGTTAGGTCGTCGGAAGCCGCCAATATGGTGCCGGTTGAACCAGCCGATTATCTGATTCTTGGTCATTCCCACTTCGCCGGCAATGGCTGTTGCCGACATCCCCTTGCCGGCTAAGCCAAGCACACACTTTTGCAGCTCGGGGGTCCAAGGCGAGTTCGTGCGGTTCGGCTGCATCATACCCTCTGCAGCATCCCGTCCCGCCACTCGATGCACATGCCCTTCTTTCGCATCCAGTGGTCGTAGGGAAGGTAATTGTTCTTTGGGGCTATCAGGAAGCGCCGGCCGTCATCATGCCACCAGTCGGGATCTCCGTCCTTCCTGGGGGACTTCTGAAGGACGATCGCATTCCTCGCTGCTTTTCTCCAATTTGCGGTCCCAGAATACCATTTCTCGCCGCCCTGATCGGAAGCGGGTGGATGGAGTATCAGGATGATGGCTATGGCTAGGTTTTCCGCCTCGTCGATAAGCCAACGGACAAATGTCTTAACGTGATCGGGCGAGTCGTACAATGCCGCGACGGTTGTGGCGTTATCGAGGATCAATAGCTCAATCCCGTATTCTTGGACGTACCGCCGAATATCCTGCCAAAGAGGTCTTGTCTCCCACTTCGTCGAGAACCGGCCAGCTCCTTTGAAGATCAGCGGATCAATCGTTCGGCGATCTATCCAGCTCACGAAATCGTCCAGCTCGTCCGGCTCAGAACCGTAATGTTTGCAGATCAGGTTGCGCCTGATTTGTAGTTGATCTTCAGGCTCTTCCGAGAACACGGCGAGAGATTTGCATTTGCGCGTCTTGCACCGCAGCCAGGTCCGCTCTAATGCGCAAGCGCACATCAGCATCAGCGTCAGCCAGCTCTTGCCGATGTCTGCTTGGCCGGCGAACAAGGTAAGCTCGCCTTTGGGGATGAGGCCCTTTATGATGAAATCTCTGGGAGGCGGCTCGCCCTGTAGCGAGCTGGCGATCGTCGGCCGAAAGATCGGCTCGGCAGGAAGTTGTTTTGGTTTCTCGGCAGGCGCCTCGAACGGCACCACGACAGGCGACGGCGCATCGTCCCGCGGCATCTACTTCCCCACATAAACAGGCGGTCGCGCCAGTGGATATTCGAGGATGTGCCGCAGTTGAGCGGCATGGGCTGGATCTTCTGCCCGCAGGCCACCTCTGCAGTACATCAGCAGTGAATACACCTCACTGCGGTCTCGGCAAAGCGGCACGAGTCCAGTGCAGCCACCGCGCAGCCAGGACAGCGGCGAGCGCCACACCTGAACCGGCGCGGGATTAAGGTGTTGCGGCTCAATTGCGCCAAGCCAAGCAGCGTTCCCAATGCGCAACAGCCAATTCTCCGGCCACGCCTCGTGCCACGCGACCAAGTCAATGAGGTGACCACAAATTTGGCTTTCCGGATCCTCGCTCTCCGGAGTATCCGGCCACTGCACCAAAACCGGCGTGATCCATCGCCAATGACCCCACGGCGATTCCTCTGGCTCGTACAGACCATCCCCAACGTCGCGCACGCGCCCAATGCCGGCCATCAGCCGCGTTATCCCCATCTCTCTCAGTTGTGCGAAGTCACGCAGCTCCATTGCCTCGCCCGCGGCGCGCATTTCTAATGAGAGAGCGGCAATATTCATTCACTCGGCCGCAATAGAAGCGAACATCCCCGCGTCGTCTCTAAGGCGGCCATCGCGGCATATTGTGGACTCAACTCGATGCCGATGCAGTCTCGGCCAAGCTGATCAGCCACAAGGGCCGTTGTGCCGCTGCCGAGGAAACAATCGAGGACCATTCCGGGAATCGGCTCGCCAGCATCGCAGGAGCAGGAGGGGCGCCAGCCGATGGTCTCGACCTTCTGGCTTTCGTACTCGGCTCGCGTCGCCCCATGATAGGTTGATGCGCCGTGCGTATTGCCCTTTACCGCGTCGTCTGCGTGAGTGTCGATAATCCTACCGCGCACACCACCAATCACTTTCGTCTCACGCACCCAAGGCGCTCCACACTTCGGGCAGACTCCCTTAGCGCTGGTGCCGGCGAGGATGGCGCGGCGTGGGATCCCGGGAGGGTAGGTTGCGAAGTGGGCTTCGGGGAATGGCTTGGGCCCGAGGTGCCAGACGTTGCGCATGTTGCGCCCAACAGATCCGTCTAACTGATATGATCTCGTCCCGTCCTGCCGCGGCGTCCCCGGTTTCCCGAATGAGCTAATCGGATCTGTTCGCCCAGTTGGCTCATCACGAACTGCATCCTGGTCATAGAAATACCGGGCTGATTTCGTCAGCAGGAACACCTTCTCGTGCGCGCATGTTGGCCGATCCGTGCAGCTCTCCGGCATTGGGGCTTTCTTCGCCCACACGATCTCGCTGCGCAGCCACCACCCATCCGCCCGCAAAGCGAGCGCCAGCTGGGAGGGGATCATCAGGAGGTCCTTGGGCTTGGTTCCGGTAGGCGGCTTTCGCTGTGATGGTTTATGGCCCGCATGCGCTGGCTGACCGTGGAACCGCGCGCCGCCCCGATCTCCCGAGTCATCGCGGCCCGTCTTCCCCGCAGCGTAGCTATCCCCGATATTGAGCCACAGCGTACCGTCCTTGCGGAGCACCCGGCGCACCTCGCGGAATATCTCGACCAAATGCTGGATAAATAATTCCGGCGTCGGTTCTAGGCCTAAGTGCCCGACCCATCGCCCGCAACGGCAGATCTCGCTGTCATCATGATTGTGGTCCCAATCACCGCCCCACATCTGCGGCTCTGTCCCATAGGAACGAAGGCCGTAATAAGGGGGGCTAGTCACCACGCAATGCACGCTCTCATCATCGATCCGACGCAGCATGTCCATTACATGCCCCTGCACGATAAGCACCGTCATCCGCGCTTCACCGGCCCCGGATTGCGTTAAAGCCTACGGATTTGGGTCCATCGATTATCACGCCGCCCTCAACGCGAACACCACTTCGACCATGGAGCTCACGTATAATCTCCTCAATGATCATGGAAGCTTGTATGCAACACACGCAACCGGGCGCGTTATGGTGTCCCCATCTAAGCATAGCTCGATGGATAACTTGAATAACTTCATCAACTGTTGTATTCATTTAACTATGTTCCCGCCGCCTATCAAAGAGCGGACCTGATGGCGCTTTCAGAACCTTTGGCCGTGTCATCGCGGCTTCCGGGTATCGTTTAGCCTCGGCTAGCAGCAGAACGGCAATAGCATCAGCCTCATCCTCAGTCGCTTTCCAACCACGCGCCCAGCACGCTTCCATTGTCGCGAGCTTCTTTGCCTTGCGGCGCTCGGCGTAGTCTTTGCCCGGGAACTTGGCGCGACCAGTCAGCGCCTTGGTTGCTTCGGTCGCGATGATCGAGCGGCATTCAATGCCACGCTGATGGGCCGTTTTGTCGATAGTGAATCCAAGCCCCAATAGCACGAATGCAGTCTGATAATTAGGCGAGAGATATGGCTGCTCATAGACGATAAGTGAGACATCAAATTGATCGAGCCGCTCCCACAAAAACATCTCCAGGGCGCCGCCGATTTCACCAGGCTCAGCACCCTTGCTGCCCAATGTCATGTGACTGAACTCCAATGGACCGCCCGGCTGCAGACAATAAGCCCAGCCAATTGTCTTGGCAGGATCTATTGCGAGTATGCCGGGCACTTAGGCGGTAGCGGATTGAACGGCCGCTTCTCCCAACGGGGTATTCACGAATTCGCCTAACGCCCGCAGGATGCGCTCGGCTTCTTCCTCTTTGCCGATACGTGCATTGCGCTCCGTCTCGGTCTCAAGATAGCGCTTGACCGCCAGCTTTAGCGGTTGAATTGGGATGTCCGCTTCCTTGGCTTCGATGCAGACTTCTTTGATGTCCTCACGCAGCGCCTCCATGCTCTTGTTGAGGGCCACCAGTCGATCAAAAAAGGGCTTCTCCGGCGTTCCGCCGCTATTGTGACCGGGTCCGTTGGATTTGAGATTACGTGCCATCCTGGTTCCTCACTGTGTAAGCTTGGTCGTAATAGCTGAGCCGATCCAAGAATTTCGCGATACGTTCGCGCTCTGCTTCTATGGCGTGGGCGACCGCATCCCTAAGGTCAATGCTTCCCTTGAAGTTGCGCCACGCGCCCCACTGATCTAGGGCACGCTCGGCGGCATCCCGGTCGCGCTGGCGAATACGTGGCGTCATTCCGCCGCCCGCAGTGCCGCTCGATACGCCGTGGCGACCAATAGTTCGCTCATTCCATACCTCCTCTAAACCGGCCACGCGATAGCGAGTATCGCCTCGACCATGCGGCCGCAGATCCAGAAGAGCTCGGCGAGCACCCCCGATGCGGAAAGCGCCAGCAAGATCAGAGCGAGGATCGCGAAGCGCGGGTGACGGGGGAGCCCGGGCGCATTCATCGCGCAATCTTCCGGCGAACAGGTCTTTCTGCCGGCGAGGCAGCAGCATCGCATCGTCTCGATCGATCCGTCGGCCCATGTCATGCTTGGCGCTCCCTTGTTTAGGCGCGACCTGCGCGCCACCCACGTTCGTATGCAGTTAGTCGATCGCCGCTGATCTGAGCGGAATAGCGATTGTTTAGCGGCAGCCCGGTTCTGCGATCGGCACGACCGAAGCGCTCCTCTTCGCGCAAAATCACGTCCGCCACTCGCGGCGCGGGTGCCGAAGCGAACAAATCCAGCTGATTCATCCCCGATATCCCCGCTTTCCACAGGCGATCCGTCGTTGACGGGGAAGGGGCTTGACGAATAGTCTTAGCGGTTGTCTTTTGTAGCAAAATAACGGAGTCGCATAATATATAGTCTGGAAAAATCTGCTACGTTCATGATCTGGGCCGATTTTATCATGTAATCCACTCAGTATAATGCGACCGAAATCATGGTGATTTCGCCACATTATTGGGTGATTACATGAAATCTTCCAGGCTATCACGCCGCGGGCGCCGGTCAAATAAAAAATATACTGTCCTGCGTCGATGGAAGGTGGTGTGGTGGGTTGAGCGCGACATGGCCTACCACCGAGAGAAGCGCTATCGGAGCAACGAGATCCGCATCGAACGGCGGGTGTTGGGGTTGATGTTGGCAGCCGATGCGTGGGCGAGGTTCTGGTTCTTGCGCTACATGCCGCACGTGATCGAAGGCCCTGAGCTATGGCGTGCCGGCAAGCTGGTGATGCGCGTGCGGCGTCATCTCGAATAGGCGACATCATTCTGCTGCGCCCCTATCACACCGCGCCTCGTCGAGCGGCCAGGGCACATCCTCCGGCCAGTTCTGATCGAAAAAGTCGGACGCCAACTCGACGTTCTTGCCGGTGATGTCCTTTCCGCGCATCAGGTTGTAGATCAGCCGATTGTTGGTCGGCGACATACGCTCGGAAAGCGTCGTCGCGGCGATGTCGGTCGCGGCCATGTAGGCTTTTGACAGGCGGCGGAGCTCGGCTATGCGATACATGGTAAACCAATACCCCGATCAAATTCAGGGCACAAGAGATAATTATCGGGATGAAAACTCTCGGGAGACGCTGTATATATAAAGAGGCAATGACGTGGTCGGACGCAATTTTGCTACAGCGGATCGACGCCCGCTGCGCGGAGCTCCGCATAACCCGGCACGCGGCTTGCGCCCGGGCCAGGGTTGATGCGTCGTATCTCGATCGTCCCGTCGAGGGCCGCCAGATCAACAAGCTCGATCAGCTTGCGGCAGGTCTCGGATGGACGTTATGCCGGCTGATCGGGTGCGACGGCCCAACGATCGCCGTTGATCGGCCTCTGCTCGAGAAGGCGGCGCGAACTGCGGTGCGCGGGTTGCGCAACGACCCGGATAGCGCCGAGCTGTTGCCCGGAACAATCGCCGATGTTTACGACGTGCTGATCGAACGGCAGCAGTCAGGCGATCCCATCGACGATGCGTACCTGGCGGGGATCGAGGGGATGATCAGGCGCGGCTGGCGGCGATAAGCACGCCCGCTGTTTTGTGCTTGACAAGTGACAGATGTGGGTGAAAATTCTCGGCTAACGTGTCGAACCTGCAACAGGGTCGGCGTGGCTAGGGTCGCTCACGATGCCGCGCTGACATGCAAGAGCGAGCTACGCGCCAGAGCGGGGCGCAAGGTGAAACGCATGAATAAGCTCCAGGATCAAACCGATGCCCTCTCCGACTGAGGAAAGTTTTGGAACGGTTCCGTTGCCGATAGAAGACGAGCTGACCATCGCGGCGCTCGTCGAGGCCCGGATCAAAACGGTCAAAGAACTGCTACGCGATCACAGCGCCACTGAGATCATGAAAGGAAGGGAAAGTGTTATGACAGCGAAAGTTACCGATCCCGTAATCGATGTCACCTCACTTAAAGTCAAGAATGCGCGCCAAGTCCTGCGCAGCAGTGGTATTCATGTCACGGACATAGGCGGCGCGAACAAAGACGGCACCTTCACAATCGACGCCGAGAAGATCGAGCAGCTAAAGAAAGATCTGGGGAGCCTGGAGCGCTTCGGAACTGTCAAATTTATCGCGTTGAACGCGCCGTTTGCGAGGAGCGGGCGCCTCTCCTAATTGGACATCGCGACCGCCTTTGGTGTTGCCGCGGTAGTCATCAACGCTAGCTGGCCGTTGCTGCACCGGCGGCCACACTTGCTCCTTGGGCAGACCACAGGATCGTGGTTGATGGGGGCGCACTACGCATTGCTGGACATAAGTACCGGCGCGGTGCTGATGACGGTAGCGGGCACAGTGGCCGCCGCCGCCATCCCGCTCGAGGATATGCCGCACTTCAGGCGCGTGTACCTAGCCTCGCTTTGCGCAATCCCGGTTGTGTGCTTCGTCAGTTGGCGGGGGCCTCCCTCGGCAATCTCGTCAGTGGCGCTCGCGCTTGTGTGCATCGGCAATTTTCAAATCAACGAAACACGCCTGCGCCTGTGGCTCGCGGCAGCAATCGCGACGTGGTTTGTGCACAATGTAGTGGTCGGCTCGGTTCCTGGGATCGCTTCCACTACCTGCGCTTTTGCCGGGATGCTCTGGCAACACCGGGCTGCGTCTCATCGGCTTACTTTAACGCGGCATAGCCAATCGACGCGGATGAGGTCGCGGACTCGGATATAATGACGGACCCTACTCCGATATTGGGGCAAGTTTGTATTGCCTGGCGAAGGGGATGATCAGGCGCGGCTGGCGATAAGCACGCCCGTCGCGACGGTGCATATGCCCCATAGCGGCAACTGACCTTGCACGATCAGTCCCGCGTATTCCAGGGTGGCTATGGTGATCATCGGAGCGAGCCCGATCCACGCGGCGCGATGCCCCCATTTCATGCGAGTGATCATAACCGCCAACAGCAGCGGTCCTAGCGGAAGCCGTAAGTCGGATAATCCAAAGACTTCGGTGCCATCAACGTACGAAACACCGAAGCCGGCGAGGATCAGGCAAACGGCCCCAGCGTAGCCTCGCCAATGTTGGCGCCGGCATTTCTGGCGGCGCAGTTCAAGATTCTCGATCAGCCTCCTCTCGGCCCGCGATAAGACGTGGCTTGTCTTTCCCTGCTCGACGACGGCGGAAATCAACGCCTACTCCACCCTATATAAAACGAGCTCCCCACCTTTGACCGGACAATGCCACAAACGGCCGTCAAACCGATCGTGAAAAAATCATGAATCCCGGAATTTTTTCTGGGCATGAAAGAAATCGGATTGACATCCCGATAGTTTTCACGATATACGATTCCTATCGCAAGGAAGGGAATGGGGATGAGCGAGCGCACCGACATAATCCAGGAGATCGCCGAGCTTGAGGCGCGTCGTGCGGCGCTGGTGGCGAGAGAACACCACCTCCACGCGGCATTTATGGCCGCCTCAGCCTCATCGAGCGATGAGGAGCGGCAGATCGGCTATCAGCTAGATGAACTCATGGGCGAGTTTGACGAACTCAGCGACAAGATCGGCTGCGCCAACGCGCGCCTGTACCTGATCGAGGCGGAGATATCGCGGCACGAGAAGATCAGGGATGCAGCTTACCATGACACCATACTGATGCCGGGGAAAGGTGGATGAGGCCCCAAAATGGACCGTGACAAAATCATGCATGCTATCGCAATGGCGCAGGAGTTCGTCGAGCGCGCCCGCAAAGTCCTCTCTGGTGACCAATATACATATGGCAATGGCAAAGACAGCGGCGCATTGCGGCGGCAGAGCATGGAACTAACGCGCGTTCTCACGGAAATGCGCAAGCGATAGGAGCGTGCGGTGAGCTTTCTCGAGCGCATCTTGAGCTTTGCCGCTGGCGCTGCCCTCGCCTGGGTCGCGTATGGCTTTCTGGTGCCCCTCTAATGGAGGCGATGATGCTTCTAGCTTGGACATTTATTGCCGGCATTACGCTGTTCTCGCTGATTGCGCTCATGGCGCTGATGGGAGTGTTCGGCTGATGGAGGGCGAAATGAGCTTAGTCACTGAGCGCGACACGGATCTCGCTGTAGAAGCTCTCGAAATCATTCGCCGGGCCGACGCTAAGGACATGATTTATATGGTGGCGCTATTGTTCGCGCGTGCTCGCGCCGAATCTGCCAGAGAAGTAGCAGCAAAACTCATCTACACACCGCGTCGCCCGCGCCTCGTGCGAGGCTTATGATCTCCGCGCAACATGCCGCCCAACGCGCAATGCGGCAGGCTCTCGACGAAGCGATGGACGAACTCGACGCCGCACTGGTCGATTCCGACGACAATCGGTTGACCGAGGCAATGCGCCGGGTTTTCAGCCTGGAGCGGCAGGTGGGGGTATTGGATGGAGGAACGGTATGAACGCACCTACACTTAACGAGCAGATCGCCTGCGTCTCCCGTGTGATCGCAATGCGCGAGAAGGTCTATCCCAAATTGGTCGAAACCGGAAAAATGAGGAAACCAGTGGCCGATCACGAAATCGCCTGCATGAAAGCCGCACTCGGCACATTGATGGCTGCGCGGGCGGAAAGCGTGACGAGCGAAGCTGACGAGATCGCCGCGACGCGCGAGCCACGTCCGATCACGCGCGATGTACTAGACGAATTTTTCGCCTGGACTAGGAGTGCGCCCATGTTTTTGTCTTCTCCCGAGGGGCGACAGTTTGGCGAGGAATTGCGGGAGGCATTTAATCTCGCTTACGAGACACTGGAAAGCCGAGATGGCTGAAGAAGCGCACCTCCCACGCGACGAGATCGCCGCGACTTCCCCTGTCGCGAGCGAGGCGGGGAACCAGACTTTGCCCCCCAGTCAAACTGGTTCCCCGCCATCTACCGAAGTCGGGATCATCCCCTCTACGCTGTCGCTGATCGAACGCATAGCACGCGACCCGACAATAGACATCGACCGGCTGGAGCGGATGCTCGCGCTGCAGGAGCGCCTCATCGAGCGCGATGCGACGACTCAATACAACGAAGCGATGAACCGGGCTCAAGAGGAGATCCAGCCTGTAGCGCGCACTGCGGAGAACACACAGACACGTAGCTTTTATGCGAAGCTAGAGCATGTCGACGCGGCAATTCGGCCTATCTATCTGCGGCACGGCTTCTCGCTGTCCTACGATACTGTGGAACCTCTGGTAACAGGCAACGTGCGGGTCAAATGCAGCGTCGCCCATGTGGGCGGGCACAGCGAGACATTTCACCGAGAGGCTGGGCCAGACACCGTTGGCCCGAAAGGCGTTCCGAACAAGACCGTGCTGCATGGTCAAGCATCGACCGAGACCTTTCTGAAGCGCTACATCACCACCGGGATCTTCAACGTCGTGTTCAAAGACATGGACAACGACGGCAACGGCGCACTGAGCCAGGATCAGGTAGATTATATTGTGGACCTGATCGGTAAGGCCCGGGTCGGGCCCAAGTTCCTGCAGTACATGAAAGCGCAAAGCGTCGAGAAAGCCGGATCGCTCGAAGCTGCCGTCGCGTCAATCGCGGCCAAAGACTACCAAAAAGCGATCAGCACCCTTGAGGAGCAGATTAAAAAGGCGGAAGTCAATGCACATACTTAATTGTGTACAACATAGCGCAGCGTGGGAACTCGCCAGACTAGGAATCCCGACCAGTTCCGAATTCAGCCGGATACTAACCCCAGGTGGTGAGCGCTCAGCACAGTGGAAAGGCTACGCCTACCGATTGATCGCAGAGCGGCTGTTACAGGCACCGCTTGAGCATTATTCCAGCCCCGCGATGGAGCGCGGACAGATTGTCGAGGAAGAGGCGATTGCTTGGTACGAATTCGACACTGGCGAGGAAACCACGAAGGTAGGTTTCATCACGGATGATTCCGGGATCATGGGGTGCAGCCCCGATCGGCTAATCGGCGACGACGGCCTGCTTGAGGTAAAATGCCCGCTGCCCCCTGCCCAGGTGGAATATCTGATAACCGGACGAGCACAGCGACACCACAAGCCGCAGCTGCAAGGGCAGTTGATGATCACTGAGCGGGAATGGGTCGATATTCTCTGCTGGCACGAGATTTTCCCCAAGGTCGTCGTTCGCGTGCAGCGAGACGAGCATTTCATCGCCCTATTAGGCGCTGAAATCCGCCGAGTAAATGAGTGGATCGAAACCGAAATAGACAAGATCCGCACTGCCGGCTACGTTCATTTACCACAAGCGAAAGCCGCACTCAAGGACATGCTGCGCGCCAGCTTGGGAGCCGTGCCGTGAGCCAGCCGTTAGCGGAAGGCCAAATATGGCGGCCAAAAGCCGTCGCGCCTCCTCGCCAAATCTTACATCTCCGGGTCGCGGGAGCGCGAAGTTATAAATATCCGCCAGGCTGCGTTATCGTTTATTGGAACACGCATGACCGCGAAGGCGGACGAGGAACCTGCTCACAAGCGGCGTTTCGCGAATGGATTCACCATACCGAGGCATCCTTATCGTGACTGACCACATTGACGCTCCTCCGGAGTTGATGCCATTGGAGCCATGCGATTGCTGCGGCGTGCCGGTTTCCTATCGGCGCAGTTCCATGTGGCATCATGGAGCGAGGATCTGCAAGCCGTGCTTTTATATCTGGTACGACGACGGCGTTGTCAAACCAGCGAGAATCAGAGAAATCCGATTACATCGGTACGGAATTCGCGATACCGAGGAGTGCATTTAGATGAGATCCCCGCCGCGTATCTCGCGAGAGGTCCGGCGCGGGGCGCCGAAGCCAAATCTTCGCAGGAGGGCACAGCACCTAGCCTTCGTGCGGCAGCTGTCTTGTACCGCTTGCGGACGATCCGCCCCATCGGAGGCCGCGCACGTGCGCTGCGGAACGGATGGCGGCACGGGGTATAAGCCTTCCGACCGCTACGCTGTGCCTCTCTGCACCGCCTGCCATGTCGAGCAGCACCGCGGCGAACTCAGCTTCTGGGCCGCGCTCCAGATCGATCCGCTGAACATGGCTCTGCGGTTGTGGACGATCTCGGGCGACATCCCCGCAGGCGAGCGCGTCGTGTTCCGGGCTCGGCAAAGGATCGCCCTGGCGGCCGGTCACTCTACCGGATCCAAGGAGCGCGCCTAGCGCCCGACGATCCTGATCCCGCGAGGCCCAAAGCTCAGAGTTTTCGTCTCGCCATCGACGATCACGCAACACTCGCCGGTCGCCTCGTCAGCGGTGACGATCTCGCCCGGAACCTCGGTGTAATTGTCGGTGCGCACGATTTTCCACCGCCTCTTGTCTACGGTCGCGTGCTCGGATTCGAGTTTCATTTTGCTGGATCCAGACGCATAGCCTCATCAATCGCTGATCTTAGGCTGCGATGCGCTTCGCCAATGAAACCACGGCGCACGAACCTGAACCCTCTTGGCTCGCCCTCGTCGTTCGGTTCATAATCAAAACTGATCCACGTCACGTTCTTTCTGACTATACGTTCCAGCCAATCCAACCTGGCGGCATCCTCGATCATTTCATTCGTCATTCGTCATCCCCAAATGCCTCCATCAGGTCGCTGTAAGATGAGCCGCATTAAGTAACGCAACATCCGATGACGCCGCCGTCGACGATACGAGCGGCAGGTTGTTCACAAACCGCTTCGGAAAACCGCTATCGCAGCCACCTATCCAAATAGATCCAAGGTAAGTCGGGATCAGAAGAAGACTGTTTCCTTGGGCCTGCAAAACTGCGTGCAGCGTTGCGACGCCGTATCGCTCGCCGAAAATCAGGTTAGCATAATCCCAGGCATTCTGAATCTGATCCTGATCCTCAAAGCCTGCGCGCCCGCTAATCTTGACGGCTTCCTCGTAAGACGCCGGCTGAAACTGAAAGGCGCCAGCGGCGTGGGTCCACAGACCGTTGCGTAACTTAACCCCAGACCAAGACGGAAACGCGGCCATTGAGCCAGTCCACATCGTGCCGCCGTACAGGATATTCCACGTTGTGCCGCCCTCTCCCTCCGCTACGGCCGCCAGGAATGCTTTGCTGCTCGCCGAACCGATGGCCTGATTGAGGGACGCTATGATTGAGGCCGCAGCGGTCATGGCAGGATTGCCGGCGGCGTAAGGGTTGGCGGCTTAGGTGCTGGAACTGGCGTCGGCGTTGGGACGGGAGTTGGGACGGGAGCTAGGATAGGAGTTGGCGCCACTACGACAGGCGAAACCGGAAGCGCAGGCACCACGATAGGAGTGCCATTGAGTTGCGCCCGCAGCATCTGCAGCGACGTTGCAACGGCCTGGATCTCGGTAATCTCTGCGGTCACCTGAGAGGCTACCGTCGCCGCAGGGAGGCCAAAAAGTCCCGCAGCCGTTCCCGATAGTCCACTTGGATTCTGCAGTAGAGAGCCCGCCGCGGGCAGTAGAGAGCCCGCACCCGCGCAGCCCGTCAACGGCAATAGCGCGAGGACGGCGAATTTCCTATTCATGAAATGCATTCCCTTTTGCCGGTCAACCACGCTTTACTGCACTCCAATGGTTAGGGTACGATGGTTAGAGCCGCAGATTAAACTTTTCGATTTGCTTTCCGGGGCGGATACGGTCAAGCGAATGGATGCTAGCGGCGTTGACATTAGTCCCAGCTGCAGCGGCAGCACTCCGATATTGCACAATCAGATCAAGAGGCTGACCAGTTCCTTGATTCACGCCTTGCACGGCGGAGGCCGCGCCGGACACGCCAACCGCCACGATCAAAACTATCCAAAAACACCTCATTTCCCACATCATGTGCCCTCGCGCTTGTCTGTTTCTTCCAAAGATTGCCCAGGCCATTCGAAGTGATTTACAAGGAAGCCGGTAGCGAAGCCTAATAAGTAGCCAAATGGTGGCCACGCTCGGTTCGCCCGCCAGATAAACGCGCTCAGCGTGTCGTGCCCCCGATTGAGCGCGCGGGCCTCGAGCACGCCGAATGTGCCCGCCACCGCAGCCAAGTAGCCGAGCCATATCCAGTCCTCACGACTTGCCTTTTTAACGGCTGTAGTCAGTGAGGCCATCGGAGGTTCCGTCATGGTACTTTCTCTGGCCATTTCCGCTGCACATACCACGTGATGAGCGACCCCACCCCGCCGATCGCCGCACAGATCAGCCACGCCGCGGCGGCTGCGTGGTCGCCATCGAGGCCGTGAAAGCCGGTCAGGAGCGTTGTCAGCGCCGCCATGGCGCTGATCGCCCCCGTACCGACCGAGACGTGCGAGGAGTTCACGCGAACCTTACGAGATCGTCCCCCCGGCAAGGTTGAGGTTTCCCGTCTCCGCCATCGGTGCCAGGGTCACCGAGATCGTGCCGGGAGCCACCACGTCCGGACCCACGTCGGGCGCGACGCTGGTGCCGGTATAAGAGATGGTCACCAGCCCCGCGCTTCCGTCCGCGGGGGCGCCGACGCAATCATAGACGCCCGTCATCAGGTCGGCGCCTAGCGAAGCCGTCACCCACTCCGGGTGATCGCAGTGTAGGGCACCATCGGGCGACGGCGCTTCGCTAAATGTCATCACAGCAGTCAGCTTTTGTCCGACTGTGAGTTTGTTGTCGGCCATTGTAGGTCACTCCTTTGTGGTGGTGATAATTCCGGTATTGAGGTTCAGGTCTCCGGTTTCCGGAGGGGTAACCTGGAGGAGGATCTCGTCGAGCTTCAAGTCCTGCGCGAGGAGTTCCGCCTCCAGTGCGGCGGCTTTGCTGTCCAAGTCGCCGCGCAAAGCCGCGATGTCGGTACGCACCGCGGCGACGGCCGTTCTGAGTGCGACTTGGTTCTGGATGATGATCTGCGTCTGGTTCACGCGAACCGTCACCAACTGCAACGAAACCGTCTTGAGCAGCGAGTACAGCGTCGCGTTGCTTACCGTGTACGGTTCTGCCATGCGCTACTATATAACCCAAAATCGATTACAAAACAACGTCATTGCTTATTTCTCAGGTCGGCGAGCTCCCGCCGGCAATCGTTGAGCTGGGTCTTGACGGCAGTCATTTCCACAAAATGATTCATCGCCTGCTCTGAGTTTTTCTTATCACATTCGGAAACTTGGTCGGTGAGTTTTTCCACGCGAGTCCAAAGGTTCGTCCGATCCTTTACGCTCTCCTCCAATTGTTCAGCCAACTGCTCTATTCGCTTTTGCTGAGACAACAACAGTAAGTTAAACCCTGCTATGAGATCGGCTCGGCCTCGTACATCGGCGTCGAGTGTCAATGCACTGTCGGTGCGCGTCAGTTCGGTTTTCTTCGCCCACTTCGGCACAAGCCAAAGGCCGAGAAATCCTACCATGGCGGAAAAGGCTGCCGCGATGGCCCCGTACCAACTTTGCGTTAGGTCCGGATCGGCCATTGCACCGCCCACGCCGACCACATCGTTCTGAGAAACGCCAGGCTGAACCAGGCATATAGGCTGATCACGGGTGCCGCAGCGCCAAGGATAAGGTAAGAACTGAAGGCCATCCATGCCCAAACAATGAGCGACAGCGTGGCCCCGACTCGGCGCAAAATAATGCAGCTCTTCGACGGGGACCGCGGCGGCTCGGCAAGATCGGCCGCCAGGAACAGCCACACTCCCCAGAGCGATGATCCTCCCGCCACGAACCAAGGGATGGAAACGATGTAGCTCGGCACCCAATCGTAAAACAACTGCAGCGCCCTGATGTCCCATAGGCCGGTCCTGCTGAATAACAACGGAATGGCCCATGTAATCTCGATCAGCGAGAGCCAGCACTCCGTCTCCATGCCCCCGTAGCGGCGGCGCAAAAATGCGTTAAGCCTGATCGGTGACAAATTGCACCGCCGCGGCTGCCGAATGGATAAACAGGAGCGTAATCAGCCCAACTTGATCGTTAAAGATGAACGCCGATCCGCCCTTTGGCGGATACCCATCAGCATACACGCCATTAAGGCTGGCAGAGATCGACCCGGCAGCGTAGACGAAGCTGATCAGCACCTGGAGAAACAACAACCACGGTACCCTTGCCAAAGAGGCGGCAATCGATATCGCCGACGACACGATGAGTACTCCCCCAGCCACGATGGGGGATTCGCCGCACACCCAGATAAGTGCCGCCATAGCCGCCCCCCCGCCAGAATCGGAATAGCTTTCCAGCACTGCCCCTTGGGCCAGCATCATAAACGCGATTGCGATCGTCACGCACGCAGCCATTTAGTGAACCCCAGGCACAACGATGGTCGGCCTGCCTCCCGGGTCCATTACGGTCGGATCGCAACAGTCGTCGCCCAAGAAACCGACCCACTGCCCGCCGGAAAAGGAGCGGTAATCGGCGTCGTGGAATTGTATTGCGAGATATATTCATCCGCCTTACCAAAGTAGGCGGCGGTGTCTAAGTTGGAGCCATGCCAGCCGGAACCAAAGCCGCTCGGCGCACTTCCATACTGTATCCCGGCGCCCCACAGGAATTCTCCCGCCTGGCTTGGCGTGACAGGCGGCGATTGCAGAAAACCATTTGAGCAACACGACCCATTCGCTCCCGTGCTGGCATACCCGGCGCCCGCGATAGTATCGACCGCCGCGGTGGATGTGATGCCGGTAAACACCGAAGTGACCGATCCGCCATACCAGAATTCCCCACCAGAAGTGGGGACGAAGTCGATAGTCGTCGGATTGCCCTGCACATTGTTCAGCCACCACACGAACATCCCCA